TATACCATATGGTAAAAATATTTTGAATCTTGGATTTGTTAAAGATGAATCTACACCATTAGGTACAGGTGCAATCATATACTGTTTAGTTGTTGTTGGTAATATTATTGGATTAGAACCTTCTTCAAATTTACCATATGATTCAAAACCAAGATCAGAAAAATTAACTGATGCAACTGAACTACCTGTTCCATTTAATCCTGTATAAGCTCTAATTTGTGTAGTAAACTGTACAGTTGGGGGTGCATAGCTAGTAGCATAAGTAACATTTATGTAATCTCTCATTAATTCAGCAACTTCAAATTGTACATTTTCATTTGTTGCAGGATTGTTTTTTATTAAAGTATAAACCACATTACCACCTGTTAGTAATTGACATCTAACTGAATTAGCAGTTGATGGTGCAACTAGGTTTTTATATTGTGGACTTCTTAAAGATATATTTGCCATTATTCTGATTCTTTTGAAAATGTTATTTTTAGGTCAATGTCTTTTACAAATCCATCAACTATTTCTTTACTGTATTTTTTTTCACCCAATTCTAAAGGTCTTGAAAAGAACATAATAGCCTTGATACCTTGAAAATATATTTTTTTTACTATTAAGTATCTCATAGATTTAAATGTCATAAATCGACCTAATTCATCCCTCCATCTAAAATTCTTCTTCTTTAACCAATTATCAATACCTTTGGTCAATCCACCTTTCGGACCTGTACCACTACCATATTGAAATTTTGATTGTGCTGCTCTAGTTTCAGGATATGTGCTATTAACACCTTTAACACCCTTATCTACAAATGCACCATAATTTTCCATAAAAAATTCAAGCGTATAAGGATTACCAACTTTCTTTGTTTTTATAGCTTTATATTTTAATGAATTATACAAATCACCACCACCTTTTTTATTTTTAGTTAAGTTGGATTTAGATTGTTGAATCACATATTTACCATAGTTATTTATAGCAATTCCTAAATTTGTATAATCTTCTTTAGAATCCATTAGCAAATGTATATATCATTGTAAATTAAAACATCCATTGTAGCAGTCCATCCTGCTAATTGGTTTTCAAACCTATCATAAAAAGGTTCACAAACAGGTGTACCATCAAGCTGATACATATCTGTGTATAGCTGTCCCTTTCTCAATCTTTGTATTAGCCTATTAATTACTGCAAGTTGTGTATTTAGAATGTCCTGTTCATTTGTATTCCCTTTAAATATATCAACTGTTGCATCTTTTGATTGGTCTACCATATCAGCAGCTAATACTGTAATACTAAATCTTAAAACATTTTCTTCATCTGTAACTGTATTTATTATAATATGTCCTAATGGAAATATATCCTGCTTGTTTAGGTTTACATTTGTAATATCACCTGTTGTTACAGTATTAATGTTTTGGTCTTTTAATAATTCTTCTTTTATAGTTTCTGATAATAAATAGAAACCCCTAATACCTGTATTACTCATTTAAATGCTTTTTTCTTAATTTAATAGTTGTTGTTACTATTACTAATAGAACTGAAATAGTAATAAGGTTTGGATGACCTTCACCACATAACCCAAATAAATGTTTTATTATTTCCATCATTTTATTTTATTTTTCATTGCTGCTGCTTCTACTTCTGATTTATCTTTTATGTAAGCTAATGCATATAGGCAACTATGTAAATTTAATTTAGTGATATCTTCAATTCTTCTAATATCACCCTGAGCGAGTCCTGTGAAAAGTGATTGATACCATCCCCATTTTCTATTGAATACAGATAATCTGTCAAGGCTTGGTTGGTTGTTCCCTCCTGATCCAAAGATTTCATCATAATTTTCGATAAGTCTATTCCTAAATTCCACAAAAAAAAAATTGATGACATTACAGCATCCATAGGCATATTCAATATGTCTTTATGTAATTCAGTATTATATTCAGCTATTGCATATTTATCTTTTAAATTAGCTATCACAGGTCTGTATAATACATTCATTGCTTTTTCTATATTATCCCAATCACCAATATAAGTATCAAGATCAATGTATTCACCAAATGTTAATTCATCTAAACTAGGATGAAACCCAAACTTTACTTTATTTACTTTGAAACTTTTAACAAGCTGTGGTTTATCTTCAAATAGCTGTGTAAGTATATCAATGATTTCTTTAGTATCTTTTAATTTTAATCTCATTACTTCCTTTAATGAAACATTACAAAATATTTCAATCATTTTAGATTGCAGGAAATGGGATTCTTTATTCTGTTTTTCTATTTTTAAGTAGTGCTTATATTGCCCTAGTGTAATATCTGATAGTTTAGTTGGTATGTTTATTTTAATATCCATATTCATATAACGTATTTACATAGTTGATTTTATAAATCGAAGATATAAAAAAAAGGTGACTATTTCTAGTCACCCCTTTAAACAAACAAAACAAACAGTTTTTATTATTATTAATCTATTTCTATAAATTCTGCATTTTCTTTACATTCACTACACAGATCTGTATAATACCATCTATCTGCACCACAACATTCTGATTCTTCATACATATTATTTTCTTTTTTTATTGATTATTGTAATATTCTAATATTTGTTCTTCAATGTATTCTAGTGTAATGTAATCTAGTTCCCTTTGAATTTCACAACCTTGTTCATCATAAACCTTGCAAATATCTACATCAGGTGCAGAACCACAATATTCATAGGTTTGCATTTCACCTGCATAAACAACTGCTTCTACTTCAAATACTTCAAAATCATATTCTACTTCTATATTTATACTTTGTCCTTTCATTGTATTTTTACCCCTAGTTTTAAATAGTTCTTAACCCCTTTAATTTTTTTCACCTGATAATTAATGTGGATGTCTGTAATGTTATCATCTTTTTTTAAATGATATTCTATCTGTTTCTTTAGATCAGACCAAGCAGCATTACTAATCATTTGTAAACTCTTTTACTTTGTTAGTTAAATGTTCTATAGATGATTTCTTCATTCCTTCTAAATCTTCTTGTTGCCATCTAACTACAGATTCTGCTGCATATGCAACTGCTAATAATTTTTTATATTCTTCTAAAGTTATATTTATATCCATTTTGTAAGTTTTAAAAGGGGTTTTTACACCCCTTGTTGTTTCTATGATTTTTAAATTAAAATCTTACATTTAATTTTGCAAGTTTTCTTAATTTAGATACTTTGAATGTTTCTAATTTAATATAGATATTATCACCATATTCATCAACCCCATCTTGTACCCATAAAGAAAATTCTGATTTTGGATATTCATTTTGCATCCAACCCCATTTATCTTCATCTTTTAATTGTTCAAATAAAAAATTCATAGTATCAGTATAGCTAGATAAAAACTTATCTACTTCTAACCATCCAATGTAACTGTTTTCAATTTTGATTTCCATTTTGTTTTGTTTTATTGTTCCATACAAATATAGAACAAATTAACTTATAAACAAAAAATATTATAACTTTTTTTTAATAAATGTGATATTTACCGAAATTTGGTCTACTAAGGATTGAATAAGTGCAGTATCTGCAGGGATCAATAATGTGGTTGTGTTTATCTTCAGGTGTATTAATTAGCCTACCTGATTTATCTTCTTTCCATTTGTAATTTCTAAATTCTTGAATAGCATTATTAGAATCTGCTAGTATATGAATCTTGTATCTTTTTAATAAATCAATTCCTGCATTTACTGAATCCCTGCCTTTAATACTTGGGAATATATTATGTCCCATTGTCCTAAGTTCTTGTATTAATCTTGGTTCAGCAGAATCGGCATATATAGGCTTATTTCTAAGCTGTTCATTTTTTAAAAAGGTATGAATGTCCTTTGTAGTCATTTGGGTTCTGTACAGATGTTCTTTTACATATAGGTTGATGCCTTTAGTGTAAACAGAAACTAAGGTTGTTGGATCATTGGAATATCCAAAGTCCATACCATAGGATATTAGTTCTGCATCTTCAGGTATTATATTTACTTCTTCATATTTAAATATGGTGCTTCTACTTGCAGACCTTTCACCTAATCCATAGATTTGCCAATATTGTTCATCAGTATATTTTAGCCTTTCTATTTCATCAATTAGGCTTTGTTCTAAAAAAGGGTTATCTAGATATGTAGTTTTGTAAAAGTTGCAATCATCCCTTGTAATGACTTTATCATACAACCAATGGTATTCATCAGAAGGATTAAAATCAATTACTATTTTATCCATTGTTCTAAATATCAATTGCTGCCAATCTTCAAAGTATAATTCATTAGCTTCGTTAATAAATAGTAAATCCCTTTTTCTACCTCTTATTTTTTGTGGTTGATCTAATGAAATAAATTCAACTAAATTACCAAATAGATTGTATTCTGAATTGGATTTATTATGATACATTTCCCTATATATATTATAGGTTTTTAAGATGTCAATAAAATCCCTTAGAACTGTTGCCCTTAAACTAGGGAAGGACTTTCTGCAGATTGTTATTACTTTATCATTGTTATTAGCACAATAATGAAATATAATCCATAATATGATATTATAGGTTTTACCTGATCTAGTTCCACCTTGTTCTACTAGAATCTTTTTGTTGTTGTTTACTAAATGCTTGTAAACAATGTTAGTTTGTATCTTGGGTTTTGTCAATGATTTCTATTTGAAAATTTGTTGGTATACCATCTGCACCTGTGATTTCCTGCCTTTCAACATATCCCCTTTTTTTACCTTTGGTCTTTAAATAGAAGATTGTAGCTGCTGTAGAATTATCACCTATCTGTTTATGTAGTTTAGATTCAGCATAATCCAATGCAACATTTTCAATATCTCTAACTGCAGCAGCAAATTCTGCATCTTCATTGATCCACTTGTAATATGTGCTTCTAGGTATATCTGCATTTTTACAGGCAACTGTAACTATTCCTAAACTTTTTTCTAAAGCCTTCAATAGTGATTCCTTTTTTATATGTCTACTTTTGTTCATTTTTTATATTGTTCATTTAATATTTTTGGGATTGTATTATTCCAAGACACCCTGTGATGTAGTCTAGCATTTTCAGTATTTAGAACAGATACAATTACTGATGATGGACTAAACAAAACACTATAGAATGATTTAATGTATGTACCTTCATCTAAATAAAAATCAGTTAAACCACCATTATTAGATTGTGTATCTGTTTGCTTTAATGATACATTTGGAACTGTAAAAAATAAATCACCAATACTGCCTAGCCTAGTATATGTAGTAACATCTTCATTAATTGTGCCTAAAAATTTAAAAGGTCTTTTAGTGCTGCAGAAAAAGCTATTCATACACTTTCTTTTTAAACTTAATTTTTTTGCCCATCCACTTTGATCACCACCTATCCAATCCCCATTCTGTGATAATGCAATGCTTTTAGCAGGAATAGATTTATAGAATTTTAATAATGATTTAAATATATCATCTACTTTATTAATATATCCCCTGCCTTTATGATATGATAATTTGTCATCAAACCTATAACTGAAATCTGTATAATCATCATCCATTTGTAAAAAATATGTTATACCTAAATCTTCAGCTATTTTGAAACAGGCATTTCTAGCATAGACAACAACCCTTTTATCATTGAAATTATCAGCAGTATCAAATTCTATATCATCCTTATTAAATGTTATTACTTGATCTTTGTATTTGGTTTTATATTGATTTAGTTTTTTATCATCAGTTGAACATATTAAATAAATTTTACCTGTATACCCAAACCTATCTAATGTTTTATATGTCTTAACGTTATCAGGTCTACCATAGGTTAATATAAATACAGCAAAATTATCATTCATAATATTCCATTTTTTGTAAATGAATCTGCTATTTCATTAGTTAGTTTTACATATCCATTTTCAATTGCTTTATTAAAATCAATAATAACAAGTGCAGATTGTTCCATTAATGATTGAACATCTTTATCAGAATGTGCATAGTAATCTGCAATTTTACTGTAATCAAAAACAATATGCCTTTGTGCTGTAGTAATAAGTAGCTTTTTTTCTTCTTCTGATATATTAGCTTTATTAATGTTGTTTATTAGTTCCTGATATTTAGAATCATCATACAAATCTTTTATTTTTGGTTTTTTATTGTTTGGCTTGTATGTAGGTGCTTCAATTTTTCTTGTGTATTTTTCTTCTTCTTCATCTTCTTTTTCAAATGGAAAACCATCTAAACCCCAATCTTCTAGTTCTTGTTGTTCCCAATCATTACCAAGCACATCCCAATCCCATTCACCAAAACCAACATTATCTTTTATTACAAATTCTTTTTCCTGATCTTCTGTTAATTCATCTGCTTGTAATATCCAAACTTCTTTTAGTCCTGCATCAATACAGGCTTTTAATCTCATATTACCACCAAGAACAACCCATTCTTTATTTACTACAATAGGTCTAAGTTTTAACATTTGTGGGAATCTTCTTACAGATTTCACAAGTTTCTTAAATTTATAGTCCTTTATAAATCTAGGATTATCAGGATTAGGAATAACCTTACTAATATTTACCTTTTGTATCATATATGTATAACGTATTAATTAAGTTTTTTTTTCCATTCTAAAGATTTTTTCCACATTCCAAGCCTTTCTTCTAGTTCAGGAACATCTTCATCATCAACATCTTTTAATAAGTTATATGCAGGACTATCTAATTCACCTTTTAATTTTGATATTTTATTATTAAGATTTTTAATCTTATTTTCTAAGTAGTAACATTTATCAATCTGATCATATGTTAGATTAGATTTAAATGTAAACATATCTTCAATTTCCTTTAGCTTTGGATTATACTTAGCTAATTGTTCATATGTCCTGCAGGAATGAATTGCTAGTGAATGATCATATGTTTTACCATTATCAATAAAAAACTGTGCTATATATGCCCATCTCATATTTAACTTGTTTCTAAGTAAATGATTTAGTAATGATCTAAGTTCTATATATTCTTTTTTTCTTGTGTTCTTAAATAGATCAATTCCTGATATTTCTTTTATTTTATCAGCTATTTCTGTAGGTGTTAAATTCATTAGTTTGTTCTTAATTTAAGCTGTGAATAACACTCGATGTATTTTTCCCTAGCTTTTGATTTATATTTTTCTTTAAATAATAAGAATAATTTTTTTCTATATTGATATTCTGTTTCACATTCTGCATAGTATTTTTTTGCAAATGCCCTTCCTTTACCTTTAAAAAAGTTTACATTATCTGCTTGATCACCTTCAATCATTTGTGAATAAAAATTAAACAATGCTTCTTGTTTTGTTATGTCATACACAATTCTATGCTTGTGATGGTAATTGTATATTAATGCAGGAAATTGTTTGTAGTCCTTATCAATAGAAACAATCATTACTTCATTCCTTCCTAAATCTTCAGTTAATGTAGTCCAATATCTAGCTACCATATCATCAGTTTCAACCCCATAACCATATACAGAATTATATGCTTTTTTAACATAGCTATGCATTTCATCTAGGAATGGGGGTAATTTTATATTTTTCCTATTTAATTTATAGCTTTTAGAAACATACTTTCTAAAATTACCTTTACTACCATTAAATGTAATTACTTTGTCTATGGTGTACTGTTCTTCTAAGTCATTTACAATACGCATAAACTGTTCATCAAATTTATCCATACATTCAGCTAGTGTACTGTAATATGGATCATCATCAGGTTGTTCCCTTTTTCTGTAATTACTAGCAAATATTAAACTATCTGCATCAACTAGTAGAATCATAATTCTTTTAATTCTTCTTTTATTGAATCCAAATACATTTTCTGCATCTTGTTGTTTTCTTTAACCACTTGGTTTACAATAAAACCTAAATCTTTGTAAAGATTTTCAACATTAAAAACAACTTGTTTTGGTTCTTCTATACTACCATACTGAATATATAATTCACCATCAGAACAATGAAGGTTTGTTGTTTCGTGTATATAAATTGAATCAGATTGTTCCATAATATTATATATTAAAAATTATACCTATTAAAAATCTACTAATAAAATATACAGGAAATA